CATCTTTGGAGTCAGAATCAAGATCGCCAACATAGAAGGCCGGATCTTGTGTGATTGCCTGCTCACCGCCGCCGCTAGGAACTCCAGTGACTCGGCGCGTGTATAGGGCCTTGAAGTCATTAAAGGTCATGTCCCGCTTGGAGAATGGGTCATAGTTTCTCTTGTACAGCGTGCCGTCGGCGCCACGCACCATGAAGTCACCGTTGCCAAGATTATAAACTATACCCTTATTCTCAACGGATTCTGCTGTAGTCCCAGCCTGGTCGATGCCCTTGATCTGCGTGCCAGAGACGCCAATGAAGCGCTTCTTGCCAGTCGAGATGTCGAGGTAGGCAAGCGAATCCTGGTTCGGAGATTCTGGGTCAACGGCAGGGCCGTACTTCCACTTTCCGTCCATGCCGATGTAACCACTGATGATCTTGCCGGACTGGACGTCCTTGTCAATCTTTGCGTCTGACGCCATCAAGTCAACTACGCCAGCGAATCCGCTTGTAGCCTGACCAGTAGCTGCGTTGTACTCGGCGCCGTATGGGTTCACCAAATCCCATGCCGTAATGCCGTCGATTTCTGGCGTGTTGCCAGCAAGAGTTTCCTTCATGTAGGCAAGCGTCTTCTGATGGACGGCAAGCTCGTCAGCAGGAATCTGCGTACCAAACTGCGAGATAATCTGCTCGTAGCTGGCAATCGACTGCTCGAGGATGCGAGTGTTCTGGGTTGCGTCCCCGTTGGTCTTGCCGGTCTTGAGTGACCAATCGGCAAAGATGATACCAGCGTCATCGATTAGCGTGTTGCGGCCATAGTTCTTTGACAGCTTAACGAGGTCCTTGTACTGGCCGGAGTTCGCGGCCTTTGCCGCCTCAAGGAGTGAGTTTCCGTTACCGAACAAAAAGCTTGTGAACGTGTTCCGGTTCATAAAGCCCTCGGAGTTCATGACCGAAGCGGGGGCGCTTGAGTAGAATCGGTTGACGTCAATCTGGTTAGCAGCAAAATCCTGCAATGTCGCGTAGCTCGACCCAAGCGTCTGGTTGACTTTCTCGAGGAACGTGGCGGCCTTCTGGTTCATGACGTTGAGGCGCTTCGTTGCGGCCTCCTTAGCTGCCTGAATCCCGGCTTCCTTAAGCTTGGTGTTGGCATCGGTAATCCTGCCCTGCGCATCAAGCGCGGCGTCGATACCGCCAATAACATCTCCCTTTTCGTTGACCTGGGCAAGGCCCTCGGCAACCATGAGCTCCACTTGCCCGCGAGCCCACTGCTTGAAGATTCTAAGCTGTGCAAGATATGCGTCTGACCCTTTGCCAGCAGCGGTAGTAAGCAACAGGTTCTGCTGTCGGAACTCCGCATCATATCGGTAGGAAACAACCTTGGTCATGATCTGCTGGAATTGAGATGTGCCGCGCTCGTACTCGTCAAGCGCCTCTTTGGTCTGAGCTTCGAAGGTTGCGGCATCGATTCGGCCAGATGAGTACATCTTGCCGACGCGATCAGTAAGCTCGCCAACAGCGTTGAACAGTTTGGCCTTAGCCTCCCCAACAAGGTCAGGGCTTTCAGCGCTGTCAATCTGTTCCTTTAGGAAATCGATATAATCCCGAACTGCATTTACATCAGTCGGGTCGGCGTTCATCGCATCAAGGTACCTATTTTCAATGCGTCGGTTCTCTTCTTTGTTAATCGCTGCAATGTTCTGCGCAATCTGGTCTCGGTCGGCCTGAGTAATCCAGGTATTATTGAGATACTCGCGGAGGAATGAGATTACATAGTCTCGCGTAGGAACGCCCATGCCGCGATAGTCGTACTGGCCCATGTAGGCCTCCACAATCGCGTTGGCTTGTCGGGTCATCTGCGACCGCATAAGGTCATACACTAGCTGTGAAAGGTTGGAACCTCCGGTTCCGCCCCTAGCAAATCGTCCGACTCGTGCCATTAGACGTTCTCCTCAGTTGCTACTTGCGGCTCTGCCATGGCGACGCCTGGCTGGGCGTTGGCTGGAACTGATTCCGCTGGTGGATTGGCCTGCTGCTCCGGGGCGCTCATGGCCTCAGTCGCAGTTGCAGGCGGATTAAGTGTTCGTGATGCGTTCATCGACTGGGCTGCCGCGTCCTCCTGGCCTGGCATCGCTACGCCAAGCTGGCGGAAGACTGCAACAAGGTTGCCCATCGTGAGCACAGCCGCTGGGTTGAGCGTGGCGTCTGTCTGCTCCTCGCGGATGACGTCCTTCTCGCCCTCTGGGTCTTCGACGCCGACGCGATCCATCGCACGCTCCGAACTCCAGATGCGGTTCTGAACAAGGTTGATAGCCGTCTGGGCAAGCTCGAGGGTGTCTCGTGGCGTGAGCTCAGGCGGAACGATGTCAATGCGGTATTCGCCGCCGAAGATGAACTCAACGTCACGATCCTTCTCAGACCATAGCTTGCCCGTCATCTCCCACACCTGCTTGATCCACGAGTAGAGGATCTTGCGCTTTGGTGCAAGTCGCGCCTCGTAGTTGGCAACAAGCGACGCGATAGCGCGGCTCGAGCCGAGGACGCTGGTTGGTGCAAGGCCGAGCAGCAGGTCGTTAAGACCCGTGACAACGGCAATCTCTCGGTCGATGCGGCGGTTGTAGTCTTCGACCTGGAACTCCGGGATGAACGGGGTAATCGTTCGGATCTCGTTTCCTGGGCCAGGTGTTGCGATTCGGTTTGGCTTCGGGATCGCGTTGGCCGGAACTTCGTCTGGCGCCTCTGCACCGACGAGCTGCCACATCTGGCCGCCGACGGTGGAGTGGATCATCTGGGCCTGGGCGCTCATGCGCTCGTCCTTTTCGCGGAGAAGCTGCTCAACGTCATAAAGCTCTGGCTTGCCGTACGGGCTGCCAGGAATGCGCTGGTTGATAAGCGGGAGATACGGGATGATGCCCTCGTACTCTGGGTGCTCATCGTTCTTGACCATGGTGTTGCCGACAAAGATTGCGTTGCACACAATCGGTGGCTGGCCTGGCTCGGTTGGCTTCTTGTACCAGTAGTCGTACACCTCAACCTGCTGGAGCTCGTACTGCGAGCGGTTGCGCTGCGGGTTCTTCTCCAGGTTGTTGCGGTACACGCTGGCAAGTGGGTCTTCGTGCGTGGATGACGTTGTGTATAGGAACGTTGATGTACCCTGATGCACCGGCACGACGTCGATGCCAAACTCTTCCTTTGCCGCCTGTGGCGAAAGGCCGTAGACGTAAAGTGACCAGTCGATGCGGCGGAAGTCTGACGAGCCGTACCCGAGGTAGAGATTCTCTGGCGACTCAACAATGGAGACGCGAGGGATCTTAAGGTATGGGTCCCAGTAAATCTTGGCAGCAGTGTGGCCGTAAAGCGACTTCAGTGTGCAGGCGTCCTCGAGCAGGAGGTCGAACTCGTTCTCCTCCCACCAACGGAAAAAGAGTCGCTCACGCTCGGCTGCGAGCATGCGCGACTCCGGGTCGGTGTTCGATGGGACGTAGTTGATGACAGGGCGCACCGCCTGCAACGATGCAGGGATGTTGACGTACGCCGGGTGCACGTTGACGGAGATGTGTGCGCGGCCAGCAAGGCGTGCGCTTGGATCTTCTGGCCAGTGGTCTGCACCACCGAGCGTCATCGTTGTTGGGTGATAGAGGTTGTCAAAGCGTCGGAACATGGAGCGTAGGCGTGCCTGCTCTGATTCCATGTCGGTCCTGCGTCCAAGCATTTGCTGGAACAGCTTGACCTCATCCACCTCGTCTGGATTCTGGTTGAGCAACTTCGCCTTGGTACGTACCATGTTGATGGCCGTCTTGTACTGCTCTGGCAGTTCTGGGGCAAGGGCAGGAGCAGGTGCCTTGCGCTCCGTCACAGAGCTGTCAATGTCGGTGCCAAGCAGAGGAATGTTAAGATCCGTAAACTTAATGCTGGTCTTGATCGCCCCGCCTCGGCGGACCCGCTGGTTCTTGGTCCCGCGTGGAGCCCTAGATGTCCCGGAGACCGGGGTTTCCGGGCCGCTGAGCGACGTTACGAGCGGCTTGCCGCCTCCAAGGGGTTCAAAGAGTTGCTGGCCCTTAGAAATGCGCTTTGCCTTGTCATAGGCCTTCCCAATGGCCTCGATCTGGGCTGGCGGCGCTACGGCCGGGTCGGTTGTAAACTGGCCAGGTACGCCCTTCGTATCCTGGAACGCTCGTGGTACGCGACGAATCTTTGCCATTAATCAACTGCTCCGTAATAGGAGAATGCGGGCGTCTCCGCCGCCTTCTCGGGATTCCTTAGCGCGTGCCGCACCGCAAGTGCAAGTGCCATCACAGCGTCTGTCTCTAGCTTCTTGTCATTGAGCTTGTATGCAAGCAACTGCTTGCGCATCTCCATCCACGCGCTCGTGCGCGGGAATGCGATCTGACCCTTGTCGATAATCGACTTAAGGTCGTGAAGCATCTCTAGCTTCTTTGCCTTCGTCCCGCCGAAGTCAACGCCTCGTACTGGACGGATAACATTAAATTCTTGCTGGAACAGCCGCCCACCAAGTCCAGTGGAATCAACCACGGTGGTGCAGAACGATCTGTCCTGATTATACAGCAGGTGGCTCTCCCTCACCATATTAACAACGGCGGGGATAGTTTGCTTCCCTCCTCGTCGTCGAGCTCGTACGCCGCGTAGATTTTGGCGATCTGAATAGTCAATCGTGACAGCCCAGGTCGAGTCGGCAGAAATACCGGGGTCAACTCCTTGCACGTACCGTCGTCCGACAGCAGGCGCAACGTCATCGGCAATATCATCTCTGAAACACTTGTCCACTGCGATTGCCGAGAAGAAAGACTCTCTAGCTTCAATGAACTCTCCGTCAATGTTCTGCGGGATAAGGTACGCATCCTGCTGGCGTAGGATAGCATCAAATGTATCGGCTGACAAGCCGTACCCGACGTTATCCCTTGTCGATAGCCTGAAGCTCATGAACTGCGGGTCCCTCAACGGATTCGTCGGGTCGCCCCGATCCCACAGATCCGCGTAGAAGTTCTGCCCCTCCGTTGGCGTCCCGATGAAGTGTAAGGGCCCGCCAGTAGAGAGCCGCCGTAGGTTCAGCACCTCTTGGTAAATCAAATCCAGATAGGGCTCGAACGCTGCTTCGTCGAAGGAAATTCCGTGCATGTCTTTCCCAAGCAGCGCTTTTGCCTTGTCTTGCGTTGTTCTGAAGTGGATGTTCGCCCCTCCGAACATCGGGTGAATCTTGATCCAAGGATATTCCCCTCTGTATTTCTTGTCGTATGTTGCGATCTGACCGATCTCTTTTGTTAGCGGACACCCATTGCCCTTCTGGGCCGGGTGAATCCCCTCAAGGATAATTGACAGTTCTCTGTAAACTAGCTCTGCTGTTTCCTGCTGGATGCCGATATGATACCACTCATACGGTTGGCTCATCCACCGTCGAGCGTCATCAGCAGATCCATCAGGCGATTTGGCACCGAGCTTGTAGAAGGCGTGATGAAAGCAAATGACCGCCATCGCCAGCGTTTTCCCCGCACGATTGCCTGCGGATACGACGGTCGTGAGGTATCGCGGCCGCCATCCTGAATCGTCACGTTCTGCGCAGGCCTTCCACCATCGTACTTGGCCGGGGTTTCCCTTGATGCCGAGCCAGCGAGAAGCAAAGAACTCGACGTCAGTGCGGCCGAGAGCCAAATCGCGTGCAATGGAGCCTTGGCTGAGATCAACCTTCAACTCTTCTTCGCCGTCTTGGCAGACTCTTTGAATGCCTTCGCTGTTGGCGCCCCCTTAGTTCCTGGCTTTCGCATCTTCTCCCCAGACCCTGCGGCAATGCGCCTGCGCTTTGCGTGGATGTTGGCGTAAAGGCCCTTCTTAGCTGGCACGCTTCTTTCCCTTCTTGCCGTATTCCATCTCGCGCTCCTTCTTGCCCTCAGTCTTCTCGTGCTTGGCCTGGGCCTTCTTGGCAGCGGCGATACCCTTCTTTGTGTATGGGAACTTCTTCCCTTCGACCATTGGCATTACTTCTTCCCCTTCTTCTTCTTGGACTTACCGGCCGATGCAAGGGCCATAGCGATGGCCTGCTTCTGCGGATAGCCCTTCTTCATTTCCATTCGGATATTTTCCGAAATGACTTTCTTGCTAGATCCCTTCTTAAGAGGCACGGCGCTTGTTCCTTTCGCTAATCGCCCTGGCCTTTGACTTCGCATCGGCCTTGCTGCTTGCTCCCCACGCCCGGAGCGAAAGGAGAAGTCGCGTTGGGCGACCTTTTTCGTCACGCTCTGGTCCTGGCATGTTCCCCATTCGGGCCAGGAACGAAGCCCTGCGCGGATTGTCTCCGCTTTTAACTGGTGCCTTAAGCGTCCCGCCAGTCTGCGCCTTGTACGACGCACGGCCCCTGGCGTTCAGTCCGCCCTTTGGATTCTGGCCAGCCTTACGCTGCCATGCTGCCGTCTTTGGCATTAACGGGCTCCCCGCGTGAGCTTTGGTCGAAACTTAACTGGTTTCTGCTTTGCCTGCGCTTTTGGAGGCCCCATCTTCGTCCCTGGCATTGGTGTTTCCGGGTTATCATAAAAAGGATTTGCAGGCTCGACTGGACGAACATACGTGCCAGCACCAGGGTCTGGGATTGGCCTAAACGGACGTTCCCTTGGGACTTGTACTGGGCCAGTCTGCCCAAACTTCTTGTCAAATCCAGGGGTCTGCATTTCCTTAAACATGCGCATCATTTCCTGGGCAACCCCCTGAGCCGTACCAAACGACGCACGGCCAAAGCCTTTCTTAAATCCAGAGCGGCCAAATCCGGTGTATCCAAATCGTGACCCGCCAAACGTTCCGCGCTTTGCCATTAATCTCTTACCTCATTGTGGAAATATAATACTTCGTCGACCCTTGTGATCTTTCCACCGTGACCCGAAAGACCGTTGATGAATGTTCCGTCCGCATCGTAGTGGCGATCCTTGTACCCTACGCTGCGAGCGTAAGATGTCTTAACAATGTAGTTGCCAGAGGTTGAGCTGCCAGCACTGAAGTTTGGAGTAGAGGACTTGCTCCACCCGCAGTAGACAACATCACTTCCTTCATTTGCCATCATCTTTTCGATGTAAGTCTTGTCGTAGGAGTCGTCGTGGTTGAACCAGCCCGTGTAATCAGATGTCGCCAGGTCAAGCCCCTTGGCTCGTTTCTCGTGGCCCCAGTCGTTGAGGTTCGGCTCGGAGTAGAAGGTGACTCCAGTGTATCTCTTACGAGCCACCGAACAGTCAATATCACTAGCGAGAACAATGACCTCATCGGGCTTCCTGCTCTGCCCCAGAAGCGCATCCACAGTCCGAAGCATCCCCGCCTCGTCCTCGTGAGCAGTCACAATCGCGGTGAATGTTGCCACTGATTCTCCTAATGATGTCGCTGGTTGAGATGCCAGCAGTATATGGGATATACAGCATTTCAATGTTTCGTTTATCTAGCCACTCTTGGCTGATGCCTAACTGGTTGATGAGTGCTGGACCAGTCCAGTCGTCACCGTGGGCGATGGCTGAGATGGTCTTGTCTTTGACGAGATCAATGGTTAGCCCACTGTCCTCATCTCCAACGTTGACGATGACCTCGTCAACCCACTTGCACGCCCTGACCGACTCAATGCGTTCTCCGAGTGAGAGTATCGGCTTGCGCTTGTACCGCTCACAGAAGTCGTCAGTGTTGATGGCGACGATGACCTTTCCGCGCTCGGCGCACTGCTCAAGAAATCGAGCGTGCCCATAGTGGAAAAGATCAAACGTCCCGCCAACGTAGACCCACATTAGATGTCGAACTGTTTCTCCGCAGCGGCCTTCTCTTCTGGGGTCTTTTCCTTGATGCCGAACTGTGTGTTCTTAGGATCGAGGAACTTAATCAGAATCTGAAGGCCAGATGCAAGGCCGGCAGAGATAATGGTGCGGAAGTCGCCGCCGCTAATGTCAAGGAGCGGGATGCCCAAGCCGAGGGCAACAGAGATTGAAACGGTGATGAATGTGCGGCCAAACTCGATGAGCGCCTCGTCAACGCCAGTGTTGTCGATGACCCAGCGGATGCCTGCCTTAAGATCGCTGTACATTGGGACTCCTTACTTCCACTCAACAATAACGACGTGCTTGTGAGCTGCGCCGCCAGTGAGCTTCTTCTTGCTGGAGGCAATAGCCTTCAGTTGATCTTCGGTGATCTTGACAGCGAACTTCTCTTTGCCCTTGCCGCTGCGCGTCGGGCACGCCCACTGCCAACCATCCACGGCGTCCCACCCTGCTCCGGTCATGTGACCGTAGCCATCCGCGATATGCTTCTTATCCTTTTTTAGCCAATAGTTCTGCCACTTCTTGTGCCATTCGCTGATCTCAACGGGTGGGTAGTCAACAGCCTGTTGCACCCACACGATGAGGCCTGCGCCACGATGCGCAGAGAGGACTACATCGTCCCATGACTTTGCGTATCGGGCCTTGGCGCCAAGTTCCTTGGCAGTCTTAATCAAGTCACCAAGCGATGAGCCGTTGTCACTCACGCCTTCCTTCTCCACGAAGCCCGTTGCCTTGGCCTTGGCCTTGATGCCATCGCCTGCGCTCGGGTCGACCTTGTAGCCGGATGCCCACGCGACAGCCGCAGCCGTGCTTGACGGCCCGCAGTCGTCGAGAATGCCACCCTTCTCTACGTGATCGAGTTGTGACTTGACTTTAAACTGCATGTTATTCCTTCCAGCGTAGTGGCCCAGTGACGAGCCATGCGATTGTGAGCAACGCGAACAGCGTGCCCATCGTGGTCTGTGTCTGTCCTTCTGGCAGAACTACCACCGCGAACAATAGTCCGAGTATGGTCCACGCTCCCCCGAGAAGATCCAAAATAATGTTACGAATCACGCTTTGTTCCTTTCCGGGTTGGTTTGGAGTTATCCATTCCCCCGGCAGGACCGCCGCCCCCTCCGATGGTTTTTGCCGCTGATGCTACTGATGACATTGCAATCTGACTTGCAATGACTGCCGCAGCTACCGGTTGCGCTTCTTCCTTCTCTGCCTCGTCAAGATCGCTACCGATCTCGGTGATGGCAAGAATGTTGTCAAAAATCTCCCCGACTACTTCGCCAATCTCTTCTTCAACAGGGTCAACAGGCTCAGGCTCAGGGCTAGGATCGATACTAGGATCAGGACTTTTTTGATCTGTTGGTTCCTCTGACGGTTCGGCCGTCGGTTCCGGTTCGGGAGTCGGCTCTGGCCCATCTGTCGGCTCCGGCTCTACCGTTGGTTCAGGTTCTGGAGTCGGTTCAGGAGTTGGATCAGGAACTGGCTCTGGCGTTGGCTCCGGACTCGGCTCAGGCGACGGCGTAGGCTCTGGAGTTGGCGTCGGTTCGGGCGTAGGCTCCGGCGTTGGGCTCGGTTCTGGAGATGGATCAACGCTAGGCTCCGCACTCGCGCTCGGGGACGGCTCGATAATGTTCCCGATTGTCAAATTGCCAGCCCCGCAACACGAATCCTTGCTTACGATCTTGAATCCGAACGTGCTCCCCGCGATTAGTTGAAGTTCGATGTACCCGCTTGCGCTTTGGGTGAGCTCCGAAACGAACGGAATCCATGAATCCGAGCTTCCGTAGTACGGCGTGTCCCAATAGGAGGAGTCGGTTGTTAAGAAGCTCCACGTAAAGCCGATAAACTGGTCCTCGACGACGAGCGTCGTGTACTTTGTCTCCGCGTTCTGCGTGATCGACCCAGGCGGCGGGTTGTTTGCTCCCGTGATCGTGAATGATCCGTCCTCCGCGATGGTTATTGTCCCGTTGGAGTCCGTGTTGAACTCCCAATCGTCTTGACTGTCGACCGCCAGCGCTGTTGCTGGCCACATCCCCGCTACTAAAAGAGCGATGAATGCCCACCTTCTCAATTAAGCCTCCTGCCACAGATGCAAAGTCTCTTGACTTCCCCACTGTCCACGAGCTCCTTCGCTGTTTTATATCTCTTTACTGTCTCTCGCTGGTAAAATGCCACCTCTTCCTTGCTCAGATACTCACGATGGAGTATGAACAAGTGCCTGGCCCAACCCTTTGTGTGGTAATCCTGCGTCCAAAGGTGCGCCAGTTCGTGTAGTACGGTCTCCGGGTGCGTGTCGCAGAGCTCAATGCTCTTCTTCACGTCGTCTGCGACGCCCATGTCGCAGTTCCTGCTAATCCAATGGTGGTGCAGGCGGATCTCCGTGGTCGGAATCTTATGCCGGCTGACCGCCTTGGCTGCTATCTTGAGACTCTTGCGCCACTTTTCGTAGTCTTTCTGGGTCATCCAGAACGAGGTCTTGACTGTAAACGGGAAGTTCTTCAGCTCCTTCGCCCAGCTCTTCCATCCCAATAGCCACAGCGGTACCTTCGAGTAGAGCAGATCCTCCCAAAATGCCCGCAAGGGCGAGCGTGAATTCGCGGTCACTGTTCTTCTCCTGTCTGCGATCAATAATTTCCTGTGCTCGCAGCCCCTCCGCGAGGGTAGGAGTGAGCTGTCCCGCTTCGACCAGGCTCATCACCTGATCCCTGACCAGCCCGGCCAGATCCCCCTTGAACTTGATGGTTCCCTGCTGCTTCTTTAGTACTTTCGCCGCCTCGATCCTAGCGGACTCGTGCTGCGATGTCATGTGCTCGCGCTTGTGCTTGCCGATGGTGATGCGACTAATGTACGCACCCTCATCCTTTAACCAGTTAGAGACGGCAATGTCGCTCATCCCGCTTGCAATTCTCTTGTTAATGAGCTCTATCAGCGGGCTGCGGCAGACGTGGCAACCAGTAAGCACTGGTGCAAGCTCAGCCATTACTCTGTATTTTCCTCGTCAAAAACTACCTGTGGTGTAGCCGTCACAACGTTTTCATTTTGCTGAAGCTGCTGTTGAATTTCGGCTTCCCACTCTTCCCGTTGGACAAATTGACCGTTGGCAAAGTTCCATTTTCTTGTGCCAAAACCCTGCTCCCAGTTTTCTGGAAGAGAAGATACTGGAACAGCAACGTGGTTGCTAATTTCAAGGAAAGACCAGGAATCAATTCCGCCGTTTTCCTTAATGCCGAGATAAATAAATTGTTCTGTCATTTTGATTTGTAGTATGTAAATGATACCGAACCGTCAACTGAAGCAGTTGACCCAGAAATATAAATTGATACAGTTTTGTTTGGCAACACAAGACGTTGCGTTAAACTTGAATTGCTTACGGTCAGGCTGTTTGAGTCCCACCCATCAAAAGTTGCGTTAGTTGCACTAACAGTCCCAACATACATCATTTCGTATTGCGACGTTGAAGTAACAACCGTAACTGGCCTATAGGAATCCCTAAGTTTTGTTTTTCTTATTTCCTGAGACCCAGTTACTGCATAGTAATAGTAGGCATACGACGTCCCTCCAACGGTGTGGATGGCCAATACCTGCTCATACGGTGAGTTGTCGGTAAGAGAAGTATACGAAGTTACCTGATGTGGGTATGTACCAACTTTGTTTAAGCCCGCGTAGGCATCGTTGTATTGATAAATGGTATTGTATCCAAATCCAACATACATGCTTCCGTCAACCCCAATTGCCGATGCAAAATTTCCAGGAGATCCAGGGGACGCAGAGGCAGTTGAGGAAAACGAGTCCAAAAGGCTTAGTGCACCAGACGGCGCAGTCGACACCACCGCATTGTACGCTGCGGAAAGTCCAGATAACGGAATAAATAGATACCGTATTCTTGTCCCAGTGGTTGTTCCATAAGATTTTGCGTGCATTAGGCCTTTTCCCAACGTTGTCGTTGTGGCAAGTACCGTTTGGTGCGAGTTGCTGCCCTGGTTTCCACCACTGTCGCCGTTAGTGGTGTTACTTGAACATTGCTTTCCAGTCACGGTTAGAAAATCTGCTGTTGCTGTTGATGCGGATAGGAACACAAAGAATGATCCGCCGTCGTTTCCTCCGTCAATTTTAAAGTTAATCACCCATCTGCTTGCATCTGGGATCCATACCGGAAGAGAGTGCTCCCAGAAATTCATGTTTGACGTGGTTGCCGTGGTAACAGCTTGGTTCATAGTTGAAGTGTTCCACGTGTGGACTTTTGTTGTGTACGTTGACGAATCAACAAAGCGGTATACCGTTCTGCTGTTTGTTGCTGTCGTGCACCTAGTAGAAATGACAAATTGGCCTGCATTGTCGTCGTGCCTGACTGTAGGAGGTATGCCTGACTCTATTGTTCCAACATTAATAACGTTTCCAGAAGCAAGGGAGCTGCCATTGTTTCCATCAATGATGATCCATCGATGATAAAGGGAGCTAAGTGTCACTACCATGACCTTGCCGTCTGGGGAAACGGCGCCAGACTCAACGTACTCTGCGCTGTCAAGCATTGTAATCGCATAGTTTGCAACTGTAGTCATTGCGCTGGAATCAATTTTTCTTAGCCATTCTGTTGTCCCAGCAGCGCTTTTGTACACAGTCCAGATAAGGGCACTGGTCGGATGAGCAAGAACCAACCTTGATTGGCCTTGGCCATTACCAGTTGCCGTGTTTCCGCTGATCATAACGCTGCTTGCAGAAGATACCGTGTAAGATGGAGTTGCAGAACTCCAAGATGGAGCAACCAACGAGGAGAAAGATGCGTTTCCAGCTCCATCTGCCGTGAGGACGGTACTGCTTGCAGCTGACCCAGAAGAGATTTTTGCCGTCCCTACAGCCCCCGCATTGATCTTGGCTGAAACGACGGCGTTGTCGGCAATCTTTGCCGACGTCACAGCTCCGTCTAGGATCTTGGCCGAAACGATGGCGTCATTCGCAATACCAACTGAGTCAAGCGCTTGCGCTACCCAGCCAGAGGATGTGCTGCTATAGACAAGAGGCAGGGCTGTGCTAACACCGCCGACGTATACGTCGTGCAGTTCATCTAGCTCATAGCCATTCTGCACCTTGACAAGGATTTCCCCCGTTGATGGGTTTGCCTTGGTAACAACACCAAGGTAGACGCTGTTGCTCGGCTCTGCGGGAGGGCTGTTAAATACGAATGACCCTGGCGCATTGCCGAGCCAGACCGAGGAGCCAGCAGTTGCGGCCGACGTGTCGATGCCAGAAAGCTGCCCAGCTTGGGTCACATATCCAAAGGCGTTATTTGTTAGTGTGCTGGATACAATTCCAAGCACCTTAGATGACCCAATTTCAGTAGAGGCGGTTGCCAACCCAATCAAGGCGTTTGTACCGTCTGCCCCAGTGACGTAGACTACCGACCCTTTGTCGATCGTGGATCCAGTGGAGTTTTTTACTGGCGTCCGCAATCCCTCTGCGGTAGTTGCTGCCCCAGCAGTGAGCAGCGTCTGGTCAATGGTGACCGTGATTGCCGTTGTCCCGCTCGCCGATACTGGCGATGTCCCGACAACGCTGGTGACGTATGTTCCGGCTGGCTGGTACGTGCCGCTGTGGTCGTGCGTGCTGCTTGCGTAACTCGCGTCAAGCGAAACCGACGCAATGCCGCCAGCGATGGATGCGGAGATCGGCGAAATGCCGACGACGGACGTCAGCCCAGAAGTCGCCGCTGGCGACCAGACCGTGCCACCACTGCCGTTGGCAGTAAGGAGGTAGCCGTTGCTAGCCGTGCCAGAAGAGAAGGAGATGATCTTGCCCGTGCTTGTGGCCGTGAGCTCAATCGGCGCCGTTGCAGATAGTGTTGTAACGGAAACGGCAGCCGTTAGCGTGGCAAACTCGTTCGTATCAATCCAAGTAAGGGACGGCTCGACGGGCCGGAAATCGGACTCAAACTCTTCGTAGAGCTGGTCAGGGATCGTGAACTCGGTTAAAGCCGGGCCCTGGATCTCATATCCATTCCAGTGAATGTCGACATCTACACCGAACGTAAACTTTGCCACTTATTCTCCTGTAGTTGACGACGCGGCGGGGAGAGACGGGGGAGCATCTCTGCGACCCGCCGCGACGATGGGGCTGTTACTTCTTGAGGTTCTTGTTAAACTTTTCCATTGCGCCGCTACCACGGCTGAAGTTCATAAAATCGTCTAGGTCCATCTGGCCAAGCCTGCGGAGGTTGGCGGTCTTCATGCGATTGACGTGCTGCTTGTATGTCCCAACCTGTGCCACTCGGTTCTCGTAGTTAATCTTGGCCTGGTTCATACGACGGAGCGCTGCCGCCCTTCCCTGAGCGGTCTTCGGCGTCTTCTTCGGCTTTGGTGGCCGGTACTCCGTATCGTCGTACCCCATTATCGGCCGCCCTTGTTCCTCTTGTTGTACTTGCCCGTGTACCACTTGTCCATGGTCCCAAGGCTGGCGCCGCTGCCGATGAGCTTGTTGAGCCCGGCAATCTTCTTACGGGACTTGTAGTAGTTTCCTTCAAGGACGGAGCCGACCTCGGCACCCGCAACGTAAAGGTTCTTGCCAAGGAAGTCCACGACGTTGCCAGGAATCCTGGCCACATTTGTTACAGCTTCGCCCAGCGTCTTCGCCGGGTCGAACAGGTCGTCCCCCATTTGCTTCATGGTCTTCTTGCGGGCCATTTTTCTCCTTTACCTGTTTATACAGACCAACAGGTATATATATATTACTTCCTAGTACTCGGATTATTTATACTGTATTTAATACCCTTCACTTCTACCCACCCCGCCCCTCGTGAATCGGGAACAAATTGACACAAAAAATGAAAAATCGGGCGCGTTTTAGCGTTTTTAGACCCCTGTATATACGGCACCCGTTCCATTTAACAGCAGCCCTTCGGGCCCTTTGAGGGGGTGGAAAGGGGGCTTTTTCAGTGCTAATGACAGCTTTTTCATTGCTTTCGTGCTCAAGGCCTTCCCCGGCCTTATCAGTGGGTTGTTCAGTTTAGGTGGGGCGTTCCACGCCGCCGCCGCGCCGACGGCAAAAACCTAGCACGGGAGCGCCCCTCTTCAAAATCCGCAGGTTCCAGCAGCAACAATAAATGACCGAGGCATAGACTACCCCATGCTAAGCACACCCTAGCACGGCTGAACAGCCTTGTCAAGAGGGTGGAAGGTGAAGATTCGTAAATGCGTATAATGGCATCACCCATGCCACAGTCCTGACCCAGCCAGTTGCGCCTGACGCAACAGCCCCTTGACAACCAGCCATGACACTGATCGTGCCATCCAGCCGTATATTATGAAATCTTTACTTTCCCATTATTGACAACCAGCCCCGAATAATGTACCGTTGACCCAGAGCCCGAAGTGCGGGCTCGCAACAGGAGGTGGATCGTGAAGACCTACACGGTCGGATACACCAGCCGCGAAGAGTTCATGGTGGAGATAGAAGCCGAGAACGAGGCGCAGGCTAGGCAGTTGGTGAAGTCCTACGGCAAGGATGCCGAGGGCGTACTTGACTGGGAATGTGTCAACAGTGGCGAGGATATCCGCATCTTTGAGGTGGAACTCGTTGACGACGGAGGCGAGGATGCATAGGGGAACGGCTGAGTCCTACCAGATCATCCGCATGTATGAAAGCGGGCGCAAGGCTCGCGTCTTGGCGAAGGGCATGACCCTAGCCGAGGCGCAGGAGTGGTGCAACGATCCAGAGACCAGCAGCAGCACAGCGCAGTCGTGGAAGGCGAAGCGCCACACGCAGCGGCACGGTCGCTGGTTTGACGGCTTCCGAGAGGAGCGCTAGAATATCCGAGGCGGGCGCTGGAAAATCCAGCCCCGCCTCTTAGAGCAGGAGGTGCAGCATGTACGAGAAGAATGGCGAAGAGTTCGCAGTCTATGTGAACGCCATGTGGATCAACGGCGAGGTGATCGGGAGCGTCTTCGGCACGGAGCAGGAGGCGCTGGACGATGCCCGCAACGATATCGCTGAACTGGAAGGCTTGACGGCTGAGGATAACGGCACGCTGGACG